GGCAGGAAGGCCAGCAGTCGCTGCATTCGCCGTGTGCATCAAAAGATTCCCGGGCGCGGTGTCTGCGATCTCGCCCATGACGCTCGTTTCCTGATCGGCAGGGAGCATCGAAAAGGATTCCCAGCCCGTGCCGAGAGATTTGACTGGCGCGCGAGGGTTCGCGCGATGCCTGCTCACAAGGCCGCCAATCGTCCCAGCCAAATCAGGCCCGACCTCCGCATTGAATGGCCTGTACTTCTCATTTAGAAACGACACAATTTCTGACGGTTCACGGTCTTCTGCGACCATGTTGGCGACTTGATCGGGAAGTCCGCCAAGGCCTTTCTCATAACGCAGCCCGCCCTTCGCGGTGACGCCAGTGGAGCCTAGACCCGGATCTGCTTTCGCGCCTGCGGCAGTCGGGAGTTGCCACGCCTCCGGTTCCCCGAGTGAGGACAAGGCCTTTTCGATCATCGGGGCCGCCGCGCCTGCCTTTACGCGGGCCGACTCCAGAAGAACTTCCAGCTTGCGCTGCTTTTCCTCAATGGCTGCGTCGCTATCCCCCAGTTGCGGGAAATAGCTTTTGCGATAGCCCTGCAACTGCTCTTTCGTGTAGGCGGCGCCGGTCCCGAGTGTCAGGGCCGCATCGAGAAAATCGAGCTGGTTTGCCTCGACAATCTGCCTGTCGTCTTTGGTGAGGTAATTTGCAGCCGTCTCGCCAACGATAGGAAGCGAACGCACCGCCTCCACCCCGAGCGACGGCCGCGAGCCTTCGTACTTCCGAAGCTTGTTCACGCTGTCGGCAACCCTGGTAGCCAAAAAGGCTGCCGTTCGCTCACTCTCGGTCGCATCGACACCGCCGGTCGCCGCCAGCTTTGATTCTTCGCGACCAAACTTAGCGGCCTCACGTGCGGCCGATTCCTGCGAAAGGCGGAGGCGCTCGGCTTCCATGGACGCGCTTCGCTCGTCCTTCTGCACGGTATAGGGATCGGGCTGCTTTTCAGGCGTGATGCGGCGCAAGCCGGGAGGCGGGCTCGGCGTCTGACCGCCGGGGATAAGATCGCCAAAGGGGTTCTGCATTATCTCGGCTCCATGTGGACGTGATCGCCCTCGTTGATGACGTCCCTACCGGGATTTCGGCGGCGCAATTCGGCAGCATAAGCTGCCATGCTCATTCCCGGCGGGGGAACGCTGTCCCGCCCAAGCGGGCGGCCTTGCGCGTCTTTTTTCATGTGGTAGCTATTGGCGACGCCGCCAGCCTTCTTGTTGCGTGCCGGGTCGCGATAGCCGCTGGTAATCCGCTCGCCTTCAACCCCCCGGAAAGTTGCCAGTGGCGTTTCCGCCACCGCCTCCCCCAAGCATCTGCTGCAATCTCGCATTGACCGCAGCGGGATCGGCGCCCTGCTCGATCGCTTGCTGCGCAGCGGCGCGCAATTCTTCGGGAGACTGCCCACCGCCCTCGCCAGTCTTTTCGTAAATCGCGCCATCCGGCCCCTTGATATAGGGCGATTCATAGACGGTCGGGCTTCCCGGCTGCCCGATCCGGCGCTCGTCGATGATCATGTCTCCGGCCTGCACGTTGCGCAGCTTCGGCATGAACTCCTCACGAAGTTTCTCAATGTCCCGCGACTGAGCGACAAGAAATTGCAGATTGCGTTCGGTCGGCGCGAATTGTGTGATCATCGCTTCGTCGATCCCCTGCTGCATAAGCATGGGCGCGATGCGCTGGATTTCGGCCTGGCGCTCTGGCTCGGGTATCGATAGCAAATGCTGCGCGGCGCGGCCAAGGGTGTCATTGACCTGCTTGCTCGCCTCATGCTGCGCATTGTTCATCTGGCTAAACGCCTGAAACACCTTCGTCGCTTCGTTGGCGTCGATGGCGATCAGTTGCGACATGGTTTCAGGGTTTAGCTGGAAATTCGTGCGCTGCGGTGCGGCGGGAGCAGGCGGTTGGCCGAATGCCTCCGTTGCGCCAACTGCTCCTCCTGTCGGTTGCGGCTGGCCGCCAAAGGCATTTGCCGCACCGCCCATGCCCTTGGCAAGAATCTCGCTGAAACGCTGGTCGCGGTCCGCTTGTTTGTCCGCGGCCTCCTGTTTCTTTCGGGCAAGCATCTGCTGAGACCGGGCCTGTTGCGCGTTCTGGTAGACCGAGAGCAGCCCCGGAACATCAACCTGCTGGATGCCATAAGGGTTCATTTGTTGAACAAGCCTCCCTGATGCGCAAGGTACGCCGACAGCACATTGTTGATGCCGCTGTTGATCGCGCTGCCGGTGTTGGCATAAGAACTCGCCCGCGCATTCCCCGCGGCGCCAAGCGCGCCCGTGATATTGTTCGTGGCCTGCTGACCATAATTGGCGGTCGCATCCGTTGCGGCCTGACCGACGCCCGCCAGGCCAGCATTGCGATTCCACCAGTTGCCATATTCGTTCGACGCCAGCCCTTCGCCGTAACGCTGGACGGCCTTCATCGTAGCGCCGGAACCAAGGCGTCCTCGGGCCGCCGCAGAGCGCTCAGCCGCTTTCACGCCCTCGGACAAGCGGAAGTCGTAGCCGGGCGTCTCAGTGAACGCAGACGTCGCACCTCCTGTCATCTCGTTGTTGAGGCGGGACAGCGCGCTTTCCCCAGCCGCGCGCCATGGGGCGTAGTCGGTGCGCGTCTGGTCGTACTGACGGCGCTGCTCGGCAATCTGCTGGTTGGCGGCGTTCTTTTGGGCTTTGGCGGCCTTCGAACCGGCGTACATGGTAGCACCGGCGCCGACGACAGCCGCGCCTGCTATGGCAACAGCGGGTGGGATGGCGCATATCCTTTCATGAAAATGTCGGCCCGAACCTCGAACCATTCGACTAGAGGGCCATCCGGTTGGGACGGGCGGATACCGTCTGATTTTAACCCGATGATACGCGTGAAAAGACGGGCGGCGCGATCTTCGACCGGGATGCGTCCGAACACGACGAGAGCACCCAATTCGGTGAAAGCATATCTCAGCCCCTCACGGGCAGCATGGAGGGCTGACTTTCCACGCCCATTGAGACGGAAAGCCATATGAGCCTCAAGAACCGAAGAGGTGATCGGCTCAAGGAAAAAGAATCCGTGCGGGGTGAGTAGGGTTGTCACGCGCGCCATATATTCCGATGCGTCGTGGCCGACCATTTCGCTGACGAAATGAGCGTCGGAAGCATCTGCAACACGGATGAGGGGCGGGGCAAAGTGGCGCACGGGTGACTGACTTGCTATGGAGAGCTGTCTGTCTATCCGCATCGGCTAGCTCTGGCCGCGCGCGTATCTTCTAGCAAATCACGGTACATTCGACAAGAGAATGTAGAACGTGGCCCCTCCGACCTCTATAGGGACGCTATGGGTCACCGTCGCCGTGGATGCCGCCGCCGTTTGCGTCGTTTCGAAAGCGTCGGCTCGCACAAGTGGCGCAGCAGTGGTCGGACCGATCGAAACGCCGTTGATGAACGACCGGAACGCAAGCTGGTTGCTCTCTCGCGACAGCACGCGTTCATTCGCATCTGCTGTTATATCGGCGACATTTCCAGCTGATCCGAACGCTCTGCCGATCACCGAAGTGGCTAGACCTTGGCGGATCATCGTGTTGGTTACGCCATTGTCTGCAATTCTGATTGAGATACCGGCAGATACCGCTCCCCCGCCAGCGAGTCCCGATCCTGACGCCGTGGTGACACTCCCCTCTGTCGCCGCGTTTGCCGTCTGGTTCAGGCTGTTAAAAAAGCGCCACCAAGCCGGGTTCAGCTTCAAATCACCCACAATCGGAGCATTCGGTGGGTTGATTGAATTGGTCGCCATCAGCTTATCCTCGCCCAATGGCTGATGACGAAACGCGTAGCCTTGGCGGGCATTTTCAAGCGCAACTGGAGTTGATAGAACTGCACGCCCAGGCGCCAGATCGCGCGGGTAAGGTACTCACCGACAGCGCCCATCGACCGGCTCAATTCCGATGACCAAGTATTGCCCCCATCCTTGCTATATTGCAGGATCATTTGCGGGTCGGCATCGCTTGCATTACCGACACCGGCCTGGATCTGGCACTCATAGACATAAAGCGTTTGCTTCGCACGCTGCGACTGGATGCTCGGCAGCAAAACCTCCATAGGGATTTCATCCCCGTCTTCGGTATTGACCGACAGGTCCGGGATATATAATTTGCCCGTATAGGCGTCGGCCATGATGACGCGCCCATAGCAAGTGACGGAATAGCCGACGCGGTAATTCACCCGCCCGAGCGAGTGACGATCATGCCATGCACCTGTCGCCATGTCATATGCGAACGTCCCGACGTCGGTGTTCAACGCGTAAAACTTGTGGCCCTGCAAGGTATAGGTGAACGCCCTGAACCATGTTGCGCTGGCAATATCGCCTTCAATCGCATGGGTGGAAATGCGGACAGGCTCATATCCATTGAGTCGATAGACAACCAAGTCGTCCCCGACGAAGTGAACGCTGTTATCGATCTTGACCAGGCTGTTGCGGTCGCGAATCCCGCGTTCGATAAAGGCGTTTCCCTGCCGTTCGAAGGGGAAATCGGCATCTCCGCTATTGTACCAGATTTCGACCGTCTGCGAGCCAAAGAACTGCAACTCGCGGTGATCGTTGATGACCCCGATATTATTGTCTGGATTCCCCTCCACGGTCGCCACATCAAGCGGATCATAGGTCAGGCCGTCATTCAGGCCGGAAATGATGAACTGGTCACTATCCGCCACCAGCCAGACAAAATAGCCATCGATATAGGTCAGACCAGACACTGGCCCCAAGTTGACGATCCCGGTGTAAATCGTGCCGCTGTCGAGCACATAGCCCGTCGTATCGGCTTGAATGGCGAGCTGCGCGCCATTGTCCGCCATCTGCACCGGAAGCGCGCCGGGGATGCTTCCGATGGATGTTTCGACCCCGGCCTCATCGACGCTGTAGAGCGTCGTTCCGTTCACGACATAAAGCACGCCAGCCATGACGTGCTCGCCGCGATTGGGTTGCGTTCCGATGTCAGAGAAGGTCGTCAGCCCCGGAATCGCCATCACCGCGAACATGTCGGCCTTGTCGCCCTCGGCCATTTCCGAGAAGCAATTGACAAGCCGCGCTCCGGACCATGCCCGAGATCGGCCCTGCGATGACTGGATGCCGGGGTTTAGCTTAAGCACGCGGACCCCAGCGATATTCTGGCTGGAGATAAATCGAGGCCGGCTCATTATCCCAAGCGAGGAGGCTGTCCATCGTTTCCTTGGCCTGTGCTAGCACAAGCTGCATCAGCATCGGGTCATTAACTGGATATTGAGTTGCGAGTCTTTTCGCTAGATTCCACGTGATCGGCTCAATCCACTGCTGCGGAAAATCGAGCGTGTTGTTCGTCGCATCCATCACGTCGAGGAACTTTACGTAGGTATACCGAACGGTATACTGCGCCGCAGCCGTAGCGGAAGGGCACGGCCAGAGATAGATCGTGCCGTCTGCCACTTTCGGGTCGAAGTAGAAATTCACCGGAATTGATGGCGATACCGTCTTGTTGGGCTGGTCGAAATATTCCTGTCGGCTGAACATATTCATCGGCGTGTCGATGCCGTTCAGGCGGTAGCGACAGGACGTGATCCGAAGCGCGCGCGGGCTTACAATATATTCCGCCTGATCGGCAACAAGGGTAACGCTGCCCTCTTCCAGCGCCCAGAGATGGGGATTCGCCGATAGCGTCTGGACCAGCCAGTTGAGCGCCCTCAGGCCATCCGCATACATGCGCGGGGTCAGCGCCTCACCCTCTTGCGCAACCCCGAGCACGTTGAACGCGCCTGTGATAATCTCCAGCGTAACCGGCTCGTAATTGATTTGCCCGGAAGTGGTCATAGTGTCTCCGCTGGGTCTAGGCCTTCGGTAAGCAGAATGCCCCCGTCTTCCGACATCATGTAAGAACCATCCTCCCAAAGGATGGGAGCGGCGATGAAAACATTCGGTGGCTCCGGTCTAGCGTAAGGGAGCGTCTGAACATCCTTGACGCCGCGGACGAAATCCTGAGGATTGCGCTTGTCGACAAAGCGGTAATCGACAAGCTGATTGTCCCACTGGCGCACAAGATTGGACAGCGGCACCTTGAAGCCACTGGCGGGATCGATCGCTTGCGGAACCGGAGCACCTGTTGGCGTTCCGTAGCGGTCCTTCGATCCCCTTATGCCGCGCGGCAAATTTCTGCGCATGTCTATCCTCCAGCAGAGAACTGTGCTCTGACATGCGGCGCGGCCGTGTTCGTCTTGAACAAGACATCAAGATTAGCAGCGTCGGCCACACTCGCGACAAATACCGATGCCTCGAACAGCCGCCCGAGATGGATTTGATGGTGAATCGTGTCCACCGTCACAAGGGAATCGGTTACCCTGTCTACAGAGGCTGACAGATTTGACTCCATCAGGTGAACTCGGTCACCTTGGCGGCGCCGGCTCCATCGGCAGCCCACACTCCGACAATAATGCCGGTATAGCCGAAAGGAACCTCGTAGGAGGAGTTCGAGGCCACAGATACCGACAAATTGGTCGAAGAGGCCGTGCCCGCTGCGAGTAGGAGATAAAGGGCATTCGCATCGGTATTGAAAATGACCGCACCATGCCGAGCAGCGTTGGCCGCCAATATCGTTCCGGACACAGTCGTGCTCTCCACGCTGGTCACAGCTCCGGTCGAAGGCCCGACCGCTCCAGAAGCCGTCACAACCTGCATTTTCGGGATGAAGGCTGTCTTGCCGCTTACGGGTGAGGTAACTTGCGATGCCAGCGTGTAGTCAACGCTAAGGCGATATACGTCATTAACGGCCAACGGGAATCTCCTGCCAAGAGTTGCGCTTGATTGCAGCTTGCAGCTTTGGGTCAGAGCGCGCCTCGGACAGCGGTATTTCCTTCACCACGCCATTCGCCGACGTGATGATGTACATGCTACCCTTGACGCGCCCCTCTACCCTCATGCCGCGTTTACCGCGATGCCCTGCGTTGCAGCAGGCGCGGCGCCAGTGACCAGAACACCCGTCGTGGTCGACATCTTCGTGATCTTCGTACCCCAGCACGTCGGATCGAGGATGATGTTGCCGACCGTGAGTGTCGCCCCCATCGCGATAGCCTGACCCGGCGTGCCAGCGCCAGCGAGGTTGTTCACGAAGCCGCAGTTGCGGAACAGGAGCATCCGTTCGACATCGGTTGCATTGGCGCCATAGACGAAGCGGTTGGCAGCATTTGCGGCCTGGATCCAGAACAAGCAATCCTGAAACAGGCAATCGCGCGTCACCTTACCCGCGGCAACCAGTTCTGCCGTCAAAAGCACGTTCGCACGGATGATCGCGCCGACACGCGCATCGGCAAGCGAACCGATTGTACATCCGATGAACTGCGCGCTATCGCCGTTCAGCACCAGTTCCGCCGAGCCCGTCACGTCAAGATCGGTGGACTTGTAAATCTCGCAGTTGGTATAGACCGCATATTCGCCGCCCTCGCCAACGCAGTAGATTCCCTCGGTTACGGTGCTGCTGTTGATGAACTTGATGTTGGTGAAGCTATTGCGGACGCCCGTATTCTTCATCGTGAAGACATTCGCTGCTCCGGTCGTCGCAGTCAGGCTGACCTTGGCATTCTGGCCGTAGAAACGGCCATCCGTGCCATCGATCCCGACGAAATGAACGCGCGACTTGCTGACATCGAGCATGGCCGAAAGAACGTGCGTGGATGAGCCAAGCAGGACGATAACGTCATCATTGCCCGAGGTTGCGCGGCTGTAGGCATATTCGACCGTCTTGAACGGACGCGTCATCGACGTGCCGCTGTTACCGTCGCTGCCAGTGCCGTAATTGACGAAGAAGATTTTGCCGGGGCTGGTCGGGATCATCCCGCCGCCGACGAGAGGAATCCCGAAGCTCGAAATCCCATTCGGATAGTTCGTGAGTGCCATGTTAGAGTCCTAGTCAGGACCGCGACAGCCGGACATGCCAGGGATGGCTCCCCGTCGCGGTCATTGTCGGCTTCTGACTAGAATGCACCGCGCCGGTTGGATGCAGGGATTGTGTAGCATATCAGCTAGGTGTGGGCAAACCCTTCTGTTTGGCGTGCCACATCTGCATGTAGTGGCGTCGGCAAATTCCTCCAGAATGCCTTGGGCGGTCGCAGCCCTCCCGCTCACAGCGAGGAGCGTCAGCCAGTGCTTCTGGCGTGTAGCAGCCATGTCGGCGATAGTGCTTCATCTTGCAGGC